CGCCGTCCTCGCAAAAGAATACATCGGAGTAGTTTAATGGATCTCGCCAAAATTCTGGATGCTTTAAATTCTGAGGGTGGTTCAGAGAAGACGGCGTCGGCCAGCCCCCGAAAGGGCGGCAGTGATGACCGCCTGGCTGCAGCTCTTATGTCAGCAGTTGAGGAAGTGGGCCACACGAAGACGGCGTCGGCCAAGGCAACTCAGCCTGCTGAGGACCTGACCAAGATCGCTCACCGTCTTGCGGCTGCCGAGCAGGAGGCCCTCGTCAAGGAGGCCCAGATGTACGGCGCTGCTGTATGCGACGGCTTCATGACTCGCATGGCTTCATATGAGCAGACGGGCGCCGTCAAGACCGCCAGCGCGTCGTACGGCGATAACTTTGAGAAGTTCGCTTCGGAGAACCCCGAGCTAGTTAAGCAGGCTGCCGAGCTGGGCTACCGTGAGACCCGCGAGAAGATCGCTGCTGCTGCTCAGGGTGCCTACGAGGAGGGCTACACGAAGGTAGCTCACCTGGTAAAGGAAGCCGCTGAGAAGGTTGCTGCCCAGGGATACAGCGACACGATCGACGTTCTCAGGCAGCTAGCCTAATTCAGGACCTGAAATGACTCCCAGAGCATCTGAAATATACTTCAAGCTTCTTGACTCCAAGATGGAGAAGCTTGCTTCAGTTCCAGCTTCTCCGGGATTCTTTAGGCGTCTATTCTCTCCGGGCACTCCCCTGTTTGATTGGAACAAGGTGCGCGACTTCGGGAACTTTGCTCCAAAGAACACGGGAGCAGTTGTTGCCGATGTAGTAGAGACGGCGGCTCCCAAAGCCGAATCCAGCGGGTATGGCTTAGGTACCCTTCTTGGCGCTGCCGGTATTACCGGAATAGGTGCAGGGGCCATAGGCCACGCCATAGCCAAGCAGAATGCTGAGGAGCAGGCTAGAGCTGACAAGCTCAAGTCCTTTGGAGCCGGCTTTGGTGGCGGAGTAGCTACGGGCCTGGCTGCCCCCTCTATAATGGGCGGCATAAACAGGGCCGTTGGTAAACTAAACAGAATCGTGGGTAACCAGGGCTTCATGCCTTCTGATACCTACGGAGCCTACGCTCCAGAGCTAGGTTTCTACCCGGAGCAGTACTAATGAGTAGCGCTCTCGAAAAGCTAGTCAACGAGGTCCTCACTGAGGCTCGTCAAGTCAAGACCGCATCTCTAGAGAAGGTAGCAGAGGAGATCCAAAGGGCTCCTGCTACCCAGATAGGCAATGAGATGCGTAAGCTTGCACACTCACTCAAGTCATCATCAGTAGAGCCTAGCTACGATGACTTGCATTCCTTGCTAAGGGAGTACAAGTGAGCGAAGATCTAAGAAAGCTTGCTGCCGCTCTAAGAGAGGCTGCAAAGACTAATACTCAGTCTAAAAGACAAAAATGTGCGTCGCTAACTGTAGCGGCTATTGGTTTAGAAGAGCTACGCCGTAAGATTTATGGTGAGTCATGAATACACAACTACTAAATAAGGTTGCTAGCGTACTCGAAGCTATGGCTGATGAGTACGATGCCAGGGCCAAGGCGGACTCTGATAAGATCGCTTCGGTCAAGGCTAGCATGATCTCACCCATCATTGAGAAAGTTTCGTTGTCGACCGGCGAGGATGAAGACGCCGTTCGAGCAAAGCTCTCCAGTGTTGACACGGATCTTTTAGGAATGATCAGCAAGCTCGCTTCAGAGGAAAGCCCAGTGGAGCTTGGTGGTCCCAACAGAAACAAAACCGCAAGTGCTGGCCAGAGCAGTGACGTGGCCGACAAGCGCTTCCTAGCGTGGCTTTCTTCTTAAGGAGAGATAGAAAATGTCATTACTTAACTCGAAGTTTGATATCCTTCGCGGTTGGCCAAACTCAAGCGCGGTTGCCGAGGACTGGAACGTCCCCACGATTGCCGACGGTGAGGATCCTCTGTACTCAGGTACCTGGGTAAGGCTGAATCCGGCCGTTACCGCCGTCCCCACGGTCCTCAGTGAGGATAAGGTCGATAAGGATTCGACTATCCTAGGCAAGCACCCTACCCTGTGGGGTCTTGTCATAGAGGGCCAGGACGAGTACTCATCTCGCTTCTCAGGCAAGGTTACTGTTCTCCTCGGCGGTGGATACGTTGTCAGACTTTACAATGACGGTGTCGCTGCTAACGCTCAGTTTACGGCCGATGCAGCCCTAGCTCCCGGCGCTCCCGTCAAGCTAGTAGATGGTAAGATAGCCGTAATTGGAGTGGCCGGAGCTGACGATGGTGTTGCTGCCACCAACGACGTCATCAGACCCATCGGCTTCTGCCTGGCCAAGACGGACGACACCTGCGATATCTTCGTAGTCTGATAAAAGGAAACAGGAATAACCCATGAAGACTGAATACCAGAAGCTAAGCGCGCAGTTCATTAACTCGAACTTCGTGAAGAAGGTTGAGCAGGGTCGTATCAAGGAGGCCGAAGACGAGGGCTCGCGTTTCATCCGTTCAAGGATGCGCCAGGACTCGTTCGCCCGTGAGATCCTCAACCCCGTTGAGATCAGCGCGGACGAGCTCGACCGTGATGTCGACACGGATCAGCCCAAGAAGATCATCGAGAAGGAGCCCGATTCAGTAGCGTCATTCGTGACGTTCAAGGGCGCCGGCCAGAAGACGATCTTCCGTGGTCCTCGTTACTCAGTGTACTTCGGCAAGGTGGAGTCACAGCACTTCACGAAGTCGAAGTTCGAGCTGATGACGTACCAGAACGACATCCGCAAGATCCTCACGGACAACTCGGTCAAGGACATGGCCGACGAGGAGGATCGCAAGTTCCTGTCGACCGTCAATGATCTTGCCGCCACGGTTGGTAACTCCTTCGACTGTGCAGCGCTAGGAACCTCGGGCGAGCTGGACGGAGGCGTAATCCGCTCAGGAATCCAGAAGCTCCTAGTCAACAAGATCCCTCTCGGCAAGATCCTGATGTCGAAGTCCCTCTACTACAGAGTGCTAGATCTGCCCGCCACGACGATTGGCGACCAGATTGCCATGCGTCACTACGACGAGGGCGTCGAGGCAGAGCAGAAGCTCTTCGGCTTCCCCGTTGTTACGACGATCAAAGAGGACATCATCGACCCGAACAGCATCTACTTCTTCGGTCCTCAGGAGTACCTAGGCAACTTCTTCCTGCTCCAGGACGCCACGCTGTTCATCAAGCAGGAAGCCGACATGATCGAGTTCTGGAGCTACTCGGCTCCCGGTATCGGTATCGGCAACGCCAACTCAATCGTTAAGCTGACGAACGTCATTCACTG